AGTTTTAACGGTTTTGGCAAGTCAAAGGTAGTTGAAGATGATAAATTCCGATTTGAATACGCAGAGTGGACGTTATATAGGGAATACTTATTCATAGTCGATGAGATTTCCAACATAGGGGCGCCTTCTTTTTTCTTGAAAAATATTCTAGAGGTTGTAAGCCCAAGAATACTTGAAATCTTTCAGCCCTCAGAATCTTACCAAAAAAGCCCGGAGATTACAAATGATAAAAGTGACTCGTAAAAGTATGTTTACAGGTGTTGAGCGTACGATAGAACTTCCTATCAAAAAAGATGTGTTAGAAAGGTGGGAAAAAGGCGAAGGTCTCGTGCAAAATGTGTTTCCAGGCTTGACTCCTGATCAGAGAGAATTTCTAATGACAGGCGCAACTGCAGAGGAATGGGAGGCAGCAAAGAAAGACTTTCATAGTTACTGCTTAAATATTAAAAAGCATCAACGTAATAGATGCCGTGAAAAGGCCGATTTTAATGGAGGAGAGGAGGACAAGAGCTAGCAAGAATAATAAAATATTTCTATTTCAAAAGTAAAAAGCTTATCGTTAAGCGTGCTTAAGTTTATTTAACCCTCTCAAGAGTATTCAGCTAACAAAGGAAATAAAATGATTATACAGAATTGCAGAGTATTTTACGCTAAATTAATCCCAAGTCGTCCTTACGATCGTTTCGATAAAGATAATCCGAGATGGGAATGTCAGCTTCGTACTAATGATCCAAAACAGAAAAAGCTTTGGGATGAGAATAGTCTGCATCCTAAGCTAATGATTCACAAGGACGGCGAAGAAGAAGGCGAACCGCTTCTTGATGATGAAGGTAAAAAGCAATGGCGTGTCAATCTTAAGAAGCGCGCTACGAAGAAGAATGGCGACGAGGCGCCGCCTGTTGAGGTTGTAAATGCAGCCAAGCAGCCGATCGACCCTAGCTCATTAGGTAATGGCTCTATTTGCAATATCCGCGTATATCAGTACACGTACCCTGATAAAGTGACAAAAGAGCCTAAAGTCGCGAATGTTCTTATGGGGCTTCAAGTCTTGCACCATATTGTATATGAGCACTCATTTGAAGAGTTTGACGATGAAGGCGAAACAGAGGTCACGACTCCGAGCGATAACGAGCCCAATACACCGGCAGTAATTGGCGACGGTAGTAAAGACGACGATGGCGACTCAGAGGAATCTGAGAAAAAGGCGCCATCTCCAAAACCTGCTAAGGCAGACCTCTAATACGCGAGCATGAGCACAGCATGCACGAGATGGAATAAGCTCGGACTCCTTGCGGTAGCACAGCCGTCTGTGTAGTGCATTTATTTTAAGTTTGGGCTGCGAGCTTCGCCTTAATGATCTGAGATGTGCCGCCTCAGCCAGCCCATTTTATTCATTATTATTATAAAGGGAAAATATGAAATTCGACAAGTTAAAGAAAGTATTTGGTAAAGAAAATGTAATTATTATAAGATTAGAATTATCGAACCAAATCAAACGGAGGCTCGTCACCCATGAGTAACAATGACAAGATAGAACGTGCGGTAGCGCCTGATCATTACAAAGAATATATTAATGAGTATCAATGGATTGACGCGATGTCGCGTATACCGACAATGCGCGATCCTGTTGCCTTTCAGGGAGGTTTAGAGTTACAGATACGGGGTTATCTTGATAGACGCGGTCAAAAAGACAGTGACCTTCAAGAGCTGAAAAAGGCTAGGTTTTATCTTCAGTATTTTATTGCATATCTTGAAGGTCGTACAAAAAATACAACAAAATCTACCGCAGAAATGTTACAAAAGGCTCAAGCGGCTTTTGATGCAAGTCTCGAGGAGACACAATGCTTTCAAAGGGTTCTTAAATGAGTGATTATGTTTTTGATATAGAAGCTGATGGGTTTCTTTTAGAGTGCACAAAGCTCCATTGTGTTGTTCTTCAAGATATTGATACAGAAAAAATTATCAGGTATCGTCCAGAAGAAATGGGTTGGAAAAAGGACCTGAGTGAAGCCGGTATTATTGCTGGCCATTTTGTTAAAGGGTATGACTTATTAGCCTTAGAAAAGTTGACAGGCTTTAAACTACCCAGGGATGTAAAGGTACATGACACATTAATTCTCTCGAAGATTTTAAACTATAGGAGATTCGGATTCAAAGGACATTCATTAGCAGAATGGGGTGAATTTCTAGGGTACCCTAAAATAGAGTTTAATGAGTTTGAGGAGTTTTCTGAAGAAATGCTAGTCTACTGCGAGCGAGATACTACCTTAAACTTGAAAGTCTATCGCGTGCTTGCCGATGAGTTAAACAGAATGCTTAAGAAAGATATAGGGCCTAAGCTGAGAACATACATTCAAGCAGAACATTATGCTACTGAATGGGCCGCTCGCGCAGAGTTGTGTGGATGGCCTTTTGATGTAGAAAAAGCTTTTATTCTGAGAGACCGCCTCGAAGAAGAAATAGCGAATACTACAAGGGCATTACAACCTAAATTAGGAATGAAAACAGTCGCAGTAGATAAAGTTAAAGGAGAAGTTCCTCCAAAAGAGCCTAAATGGACTAAAGAGGGGTTCTACCATTCGCGAATTGCCGATTGGTTTGATATACACCCTTGTGAAGGACACCCAAGCATGTCAAGGCCAATTGAAGGCCCTTACTGTAGGGTACGTGTTGATGACTTGAGCTTAAATTCAGTATCAGATGTTAAAATATTCTTAAATAGAAACAATTGGGAACCCACTGAGTACAATTATAAGCGTGAATTAATAGACAATAGAAATGTAATGACGCCGACCTCGCCTAAGATCACTGAGGATAGCTTGGAGTTCTTAGGGGGAGATGGTAAGCTATACCTTGAGTATTTAACAAGTAGTTCCAGAAATAATATATTGCATACCTGGCTTGAAAATATAGATTCCGAAGGCAACCTTCATGGCAGTTGTAATGTAGTCGGTACGCCTAGCATGAGAGCTACCCATAAGGTGATTGTGAATGTACCTTCTCTGGATAGTGCATACGGGCCGGAGATGCGTGAATTATTTGTTGCAAGGCCAGGGTGGTGTATCGTAGGTTGTGACTCGAAAGGTAATCAGGCCAGAGGGTTAGCACACTATCTTGGCGATAAAGAATTTATTCGAGTTTTACTTCATGAAGATATTCACCAATATAACGCAGACAAGCTTACTAATGCTTTGCATAAGTTAGGGTTTAGCCAAGATGTTCTCATGGAAAAAGGACTAAAAGACGGCGTTGTTCCTAGGGGTATTGCCAAGAGAGTTTTCTATGCGCTACTATTCGGTGCCTCCGGAACAAAGCTTTGGCTATATGTGTTTAAAGAAATAGATAAAGAAAAAGGAAACAAACTCAAAAACGCTTTCTTAAGAGAAGTACCCGGATTTGATAAGTTGATCAAGACCTTAAATAAAATATTTTCATCTACACTAAAACAAGGTTTTGGCTACATCCCATCGATAGCTGGCAATAAAATCTATGTAGATTCTAGGCATAAGCTATTAGTATATCTATTACAATCCTTAGAGAAGATTACTTGTTCAACTGCTGTGATGTTCTCTATGCTTAAATTCGAAGAAGAGAATATACCATACATTCCTTTGCTTTATTATCATGATGAGTTTCAGGTAATGACACCTAAAGAGCACGCTGAAAGAGTAGCTGAAATAGGTGAAGAAGCTTTCAGGAATGGCCCTAAGGAATATGGTATCGAGATAATGGACGGTGATAGCCAAATAGGTAATAGTTGGAAGGAGACCCATTGATGACTAGAGTAGAAATGCTTAAAGTTCTCTTTATGGAAGAAGCGAGTGAGATTGCACAAGGGATGAGCAAGTGTTTACGTTTTGGAGATAACCAAAAAGAGATAGACACGACATCAACAGCAAAAAGGCCTGATCTAGAATGTTACACAGTGTCTAATATACAACTTGTAAGAAACGAGATAATTGACTTATTCACAATAATAGAGATGCTTGAAGAAGAAAATGTCAGTCTCATGCCAGACTATAAAGACTTGAAAACTTTCAGAAAGATCTCCGATAAGAGAGAAAAAGTGGAAGCCTACTTATTATTATCTGAAACATTAGGTACGCTTAAAGAGGAGAAGTCTCGTGACAATAGCTCTAATTGATGGTGATATTTTAGCATACTTTGCAGCGTATAACGCTGTAATGAAGCACATTGATACAAGTAAACCGATCGAACTCGGCGAAGATGGGAATGCAAAACCTTTAGAAATAGAAGAAGAAAAAAATGCTGAATGTCTTTTTGATGCCTTGGTTATTTTTAAAAAGAACCTTAAAGATCTTTTAGAAGAATTATATGTGAATGAGTATCTAATGGCTGTAAAAGGTACTGATAATTTCAGGGATTTACTTTATCCCGATTACAAGACACCGAGACATAAAGTAGCCAAAAAGACAGTCGTTAGCGACTTTGTAAGAGAACTTCGTAGACTAATTACCTATGAAGGACTCTCTATACAAGCTCATGGCCGAGAAGCAGATGATTTTATTCGCATTTGGAGGAATCAGTGCGTTCAAGCTAATAAAGATTACATTGTATGTAGCGTAGACAAAGATTTAAAATGTATACCCGGGAAATACTATCATCTCAAAACTAAAAAAATAGAAGAAATAAGCGAGCTAGAAGCCTTAAAATTTTTCTATGCGCAATTGCTGCAAGGAGATCCTACTGACAATATTCCGGGGTTACCGGGTATTGGCCCTAAGACGGCTGATAAAATGCTGCTAGATATCAAAGATGAAGAAGAAATGCAAGAAATTGTAGTATCGATGTATATGGAGAATTTTGAAGAAGCTTGGTATAATTTCCTAATGGCAAATGGTAAACTTTTACATATCCAAAGTCATCCAAATGATTATTTTACAATAAGACACTGGGATGTAGTCAAGGAGATTTTAGGATGAAATTTGAGAGACAATTGCCTTCTGCTAATAAACAAAAGACAACAAAAGCAATAACAATGAAGTTTTCTGATGTTAATAAAGGTAAAGTCTTTAAAAACGGTATTTGGCTATATGATCGGCAGATGGATTCGACCGCCTTCAAAGGCTTTATCTACTTGATCAAAGACCCTTACATGGAACGATTTTACTTAGGTAAAAAGAATTATAGAAGCACAAGAGGTAAAAATAAGGGCAATGAGATGGATTGGAGAACATATAAAAGCTCTTCAAAGTCTATCAAGTATATGCTAGAAGAGAGGAGTTTATCTGATTTTGAGTTTCATTGTATAGAAGAGTATAAAACACTTGGAGGGCTCAGCCATGCCGAGACTTGGACTCTTTGTGTAGTGGAGGCTTTAACAACAGATGAATGGTACAATAGGCTTATTAACAAAATTGCCTGGGTTGTAAATGAAAAAGTTACAGAAAGACACAAAAGGCGGTTATGTAATCTAATTGGAAAGGAGAGTTTTATATGAAAGTATATGATATAGTTATCGCATTGCTAGCCCTTGTAGGTATAGTTTGTGTGAATTTTGTATTAGTGGATTTTGCATTTGGAAATAAAATAGACACTGATTTATTTCTTTTTGGATTTGTCTTACTAATTGATGGCTTATTTTTGAATACAACAAAGGAAGAGCGTTTGAAGAAAAAGGGGCCTTAAATGAGCGAGCTGTTGAAAGAACGATATGCTTGCGTCAAATGCGGCTCATCCGATGCGAGAAGAAAATATACTGATGGTGGTTCTTATTGTTTTTCTTGTAAGACCATCTTTGGTAGCGAAAGAGAAGCAGAACGCGCAATTCAGCAACCAAGTGTTTCGAAGATGAAACCCCCTAATAAGGAGAAGAGGCAGTTTAACGATTTACCTTCAATGAATGAAGTGTTAGCTTTTAAAAGCGCTTCAATTGAGGATAGAAAAATATCTACAGAAATATGTGAAAAGTTCGGTGTTAAGAGTAGCTTTGGAGAAGATGGTAAAGTCTCAGCTCATTATTATCCTTATGGCGATGACTGCTATAAAGTAAGATTATTGCCGAAAGAATTTGTATGGCTACCTTCTAAAAAGAATAATCAGTTATTTGGCCAAAATGTCAAGTTTAATGGTGGTAAAAGAAGAATAACAATTGTAGAAGGCGAAATAGATGCTCTTAGTGTTGCCCAAGCCTTTTATGAAAAATACGATGGTAAAGTGTACCCTGTTGTTTCCGTGCCATCTGCTACTATGTTAAAGCCTTTAGTTGAGAATCGTACATGGCTTAGGACGTATGATGAAATTGTTATTTTCTTTGACAATGACGAGCCAGGTCGAGAAGCTGCAAAAGATGCTGCAAAGATATTAGGCGCGGATAAGGTAAAAATACTAAGTAGTGTCAGGAAGGATGCCAATGAAATTCTAATGAAGGATGGTATTGAAGAATTAGTTTACGCTATATTCGATGCAGACACTTATGTACCTAGCGGTATTATTAAGAAAGCAGATGTATGGAATCAATTAGTTGAATACAATAATATTCAATCGCATCCGTACCCTGAGTGTGTTAAGGGCCTAAATGACAAACTTAAAGGTACACGATACGGCGAAATAACGTTGTTTATCTCCGGAACAGGTAGCGGTAAATCAACGCTACTTAGAGAAATAATGCTTTCCTTTTTAAATGTGCCTAATGAGAAAATAGGTGTACTGGCTTTTGAAGAAGCACCTGCTGAAACTGCAAGAAAATTAGCAGGAATGGTG